ATCTCACCAGTGCATTCAGATATAAAACCGCCTGTGATTTTCCTTTCAGTCCAAGCGTCTACCTCTGACAGCTTGATAGCTTTAAGTTCTTCCAATGTAGGCTCAGGCGATTCATATTTGCTGTAGCTACCATCAGAATTATGTATATACTCATGTCCATCAATATTACCAATTAGAAGTTGATAATCTTCCTCTGTAATTAATACAAACCCTTTTTCAAGCAGTTCTGTAACTTGTTCCTGTGTTTTTTCTTCGGCGACGTAAGTATCACTGCGTCTGCCATTTTCGTCAAATTTTATTAAATAGGTCATACTTTTATTTCTCCTTATAGAAAATTCCACTGGATTTACCATCCAGTGGGGCGATCAAACTACATTCCCCCGTACTTTTACAACAGCGTTTCAGGTTGTAATGCAAACTAATAACAATAAAGGTGAACAATTATATAAGAACCAAGTAACTGTAACAGCTATCTCTAACAATGGTTTTACCATTGGGTCGCCCGGACAAGGACAAAGATATGTAGCGTTTGGTATAAGTTAAGTCAAGCCACAAGCATAAAGTCTACAAGGCTGTGAACCACTCCAGCTATCATCATTGTAACCATTACATAGGGTAAAACTAATACTGGTATTACTAACACTTGTAACAAATGTTTCGCAGTTGCTTGTTGCTATAACATTCGCATAATACAAAGTTGAAAAGCTTCTGGGGAAATTAATACTTCTATATGTAGCATCAGTATTGCCTACCCACCACTGGATGGTAAATCCAGTGGAATTTTCTCGCGCCCAACCTGCCGACCCTTCTGAAACAGTCCAACCGGAACCAATACTTGTATCACAAGCTGTTATAGTGCCAGCTTTTAAGTACACCGGCGTGGTGCTGTCACCTACAGTACTGTTACTCGCAGTTGCCGTACCAGCATTAAGATAAATTGCCCTTACGCCACTGCCTACCGTGCTGCTCCCGAGTTTTGTTGCTGTAGTTGCGGTAGTCGCATTAGCTACGTTGTTAATAGTAATAGTACTCGTTGTACCATCGTTCTTTGTTATAGTAATCGTTGCATTAGAATTACTCAGTCCTGACAGTGATGCGTTAATTGCAGCTCTTATTTTTTCAACTGTTACTATTCCTTCAAGTCCCATTTTTCCTCACCTCAAATCGTCAGAACAAAGCCGGCAAACTTCTCCGTACTTTGGATTATGATATTACTGCCACTTTCAACTACGTCTACCATAACACTCTCGTAGGTACTGCCATTAGTACGATACATATCAAGGAAGTGTTTTCCTGAAGCTGCCAAGGTAAATGGATAGTAGCCGTTTAATAATGTTCCCCAGTTGGCGCTACTTGCTGTAAATTCAGTTTTGGTTACTGTAGTAGCAGAAGTAGGCGGAGTATACCCTAATGCCGCCACAACATTATCTTTAGTAACAGCAATTGTACCGCCGTTATTAGTGATATTTGCGCCAATCTTAACCCCGCCCATAACGGCTGTAGTAGCAGCAGGTAACGTGTAGTTATTAGCTCCAGCTTCAATACCGTCTAATTTAACCTTATCAGTTGCAAGCATTAAGCCGTTAGCAGTTGTTGTGACAGGATTATAAGTCGTGTCTGTAAATTTAGCGTTAGCTGGAACAGATGTAGCAATAGTAAATCCACTGTCTTTGATAGCCTTACCAGTAGCGCCATCAAACGTGGCAATTCTTCCTGACACAGCACTAGCAGGTCCTACCACTGCTCCATCAATATTAGTCTGAATTACAGTCCAATCTGCATTTGCTGCCGCAGTGCCGTCATTCAGACAAATAATCATATCTCCAACCTCACAAGTTTGTCCTGCGTATGTTCCAGCAGTAATAACCTTGTAAGTCCAACCAGTACTATGAGTAGTTGGCAATTCTGTAACAGTACCGCCAGTACCTATAGTTCCTTTGTAAATCATTGCATCTGCCACCGCTATCTTGCTATTAACCAACGACTGCACAAAAGCAGTTGTTGCAATCTGTGTATTATTGGTAGATGCCGCCGCTGTAGGCGCAGTTGGTGTGCCTGTCAAAGCAGGGGAAGCTAACGGGGCTTTAAGATTCACCTGTTGGTATAAAACATTAGCAACGTGTGCAGATGCCGCCAATGTCACGCTAGTATCATTCAAAGAGTCTGATAACTGCACAACACCTTTTGCAGTAGTAGACGCATCATTTACTGAAATAACACCACTAGCGATATTTACGTTAGAACCTATTTTTACGCCGCCGAGAACACTAGCAGATGCAGTAGGCAGTGTATATACAGTATCCGTAAATACAGCATCAGCCGGTACTGTTTTGTTAAGTCCATAAGTACAAGCTTTAGGAACACCACCATCAAAATATACAGGCTGTGTTGTACTGCCGGCAGAAGTTGTTAGTTTAGCGGCAGCAGCTGCAGTTTCGGTCTTACCGAGTTTACCGGTATCCAACGCTTCAAAATTAGCATTGATCTTAGCGTCTCTCTCTGCTAAAGTTCCGGTGACAATTTTTTCTACACTCATTCTAAGTAACCTCCATCTAATATTATTTTCCCTGTGAACGCTTTGCTCACATTTATAACAACGTTACCGTTATTATCTACTCCGGCATTAGCATAGTAAGGATAACTAACGCCATCAATTATTTGTGTTAAGCTGACAATGACCGGACTGTTTCCTGCCTGGTGTTCCTCAGCGGATATGGTTAGTACGAAATCACTGCCAACCTCTGCAAAATCTTCATCCGTAAAGTTTTTGACATAGACCTTATCACCAGTCTTTTTTGTCAGCGACGCCAGTATAACGATACCCGCAAACTTTTCAGGCACTTCGATAATCACATTTTCAGCGTCCATATAAACGCCGGTCAGTACCATTTCATACTGAGGCTTCTTGACTTCCTTGTATACGCCTATAAGCCTGCTGTTACCCATTGCCATTGTAAGACGCCACATGCCGTTGTTTTCAGTCCATCTGTCATCTGTCGCAGTAAACTCTTTTGTTATAGTTCCGCTCTCGAACCGTAGTAAAATATCTTCTGCACGGTCAGCAGCATCTTCTGCTTTCTCTGCATCTTTTTTTGCAGATTCTGCACTTTCTGCTGCTGACGTTTCAGACTTCTTTGCAGATTCTGCACTCGCCTGTGCCTGCTCCATAGCAAATTTAGGATTAGGCCCAGCAATAAGTTTTTTACCGGTTTCATCCCAATAAAAACTCTCGTTTGGCATTGGTTGTGGCAGAACTGTAGAAATATCTTTAGGCGCTGAATCTGATAAACGAATTGCTCTCGTTACACCGTCCCACAGCTGTTGGCAAATTATCGTTAGTTTATCCAATGCCGCTTCGATAACATTAAATGGCCAATGAGTATCCAACTGAGATTCCTGTGTTATAGGAACCTCACGATATAAAACAAGCTGCCACCCTTCAGGTAATATTGGTGGTCGTTCTGCCTCTGGTGGTTCTGCTCCCGGAGAATAGCCAGGATAAAACACTACTGACTTCTCCATATCAACGAAATAATCTTTGGTTAAAACAGTTTCTTTTAAATCAGGATCAACAAGTACTACATTAATATCGGTCTTTTCCAATATCTTAAAAGAATATCCAAACTCTGTAGCAACTCCATTCCCATTGTATGTAATCCTATTTTCACTACTGCCTATCAAAGTTTTCCCTCCTTCCAAATAAAAAAGCGCCTACCGAAGTAAGCGCTTTCTATTAAGTTCTAACTAACTTTATGATACTATTTTAACTCATTTTTATAGTGGTTTTGTCGGATACATTTTTAATTTTTTAACACCGCCTCTGCTCTCATATCCAATAACCTTACATTACTATTTTAACTCTTGTTAAATGGCATTTTGTCGGAAACTTTTTAAAATTTATTTCCTAACATCAGACCAAGCTTATACCCCTGATCATAACAACGCTGGCTGGACTTATCCATAAACCGAACTACCTTCGACGACGATTCACGTTCTTTCTTTATCTCATATGCTATGGCTGCTACTTCTTCAAGCTGCGCCGGAGACAATTTGTTCAACAGCTCCCTAAATGATTTCCGCACTTTATTCATTATTTACACCGCCTTTGATTTGTTCTTTTACTTCTTTTCTATCAGCGGTGGAGATCTCGCTTTTTGTCTCTGTCATTTTATCACTATCTTCATTTATATATTTTCTTGCAAATTCTTCTTGAGATGTGCTTCTTACAACTTCGACAAATTTCTCCAATGCCCTTTTTTCTTCGTCAGGACACGACGACCTGTTTCCGTTCATGGTATATCCTCCTTGATATACCAGCCGAAAACTGCTATACTATTGTTATCAGCTTCGGCTGGTCACAAGAAACACTCGCGCATCTTTCCACGGAAAGCGGGTGTTTCTTTTTTTCATTATTCAAAAACTATTTCAATCCCTTTACCGGGCATTTTTTCTTCTTTGCCGTTCTTTACGAACGCCTTGCGTAACTCCATACAAGTAACCACTCAAACACGCCGCAAAAGGTAAATCGTTATAGCTGCTTTTCCGTTTTTCACACTCCACTATATCATTTAACCCTTTTATAACTTCTTGATTGTAGAATGGCACTTCCTGATATCCAGCTAATTTAATAGCATCTGTCAAGTTCATGCCACCACACCACCTTTCAGAATTTCTCTGAATTTTAGAATGGCGCATTCGTAGTAACGGAATGTTTCTACTTCTTTGCAACTATGTTCCGATTTGCTGTAAAATAACTTTCCATACTGCGGCGTTTTAAGATTATGCTGATTGGCTATCTTACCTATTTTATTTGCCGATACTCCAAGCATTTTCCCTATATCTGTTGCTGAATAAGTGATTTCTTTAGCTTCTTCCATTGGTAGTAACGGTAAACCACTTAAAACCTCTGCTGCTTTCTGCTGACATATATGCTTATATTCTAGCAGATCAGTCATTTGAGCAACTTTAAGGAATGTCGATGCAACTCTTGCCCGGCTGTTATTTAAGCGAGCTTCTACTTCTCTAGCTTTTATATCCTGATTTACAGAATACGACCCAGTTTTGCGAATAGAAGGAATTACCTCAGCAACTACCCATTCCTGAAAAGCTTCAGCAGCTGGCAATTTTGAACGAAGGACTAATGAGTATAATCCAGCTTCGTCGATAATAGTTAATTGCTGCTTCCCACCAAGGGTGTCACAATTCGTTACCCCCTTGTGGGTTCCCTTAACGTGATCAGATAATGCTTTCCGAGGATTGCTATATCCCAACGCTTCCGCAACATCTTTGCCTACAAACCAAGGCTCATTATTTCTTTCGATTACTCTAACTTTACCAAAAGCTTCGTTTTCAAAAATCTTCAGTTCATTTTTCATAAAAAATACATCCTTTCAATTTTAATTTATTTGAAAGAATGTTCAATATATGATAAACTATTAAAAGAATGATGTTTATCTTGAACATTCTTTCATTATGAAACTACCATTGTTCCGCCAAGAACTATTTGATGGTAGTTTCTTTTTTTGTTTCATCAAGTAAGTTAGGATACTTCTTTAACAAATCATCATACACTAACCCCTTGACATAGCCAGCAATACTAATGCCCACTTTTGTACAGTGGTATCTAAGTACTGCTCCAAGATCACCTTTAAAATCAATTGTTGGCCTCATCTTTAATACTCCTTTCTCGTTTGTTACTTTTAATTTTAACGTAATACGTTAGTTATGTCAATATACGTCTTGATGTTTTTCGAGAAAAATATTGTGTCTTATGGTTCTTATTGTTATAATTGCTTTAGGTGGTGATTAATATGTCTTTCAGTGAAAATCTAAAGAAACTCCGTGAAGCCAAGGGTATGACCCAAAGAGATTTAGCCACAAAGTTAGGAGTATCCTCGAGAATTGTTAGTTACTACGAAACGGGAAAAAGTATTCCTAGCGATCCAGAATTATTAAAAAAACTTGTAGAATTATTTAATGTAACTTTAGATTATCTGCTTTTAGATACTCAATCAAAGTCTGACTCTAAAGTCTATAAATTAGTAGAAAAACTAATATACGATACACAGAATTCTTTGGTTCACTGGGATATCTTCCCTAAAGTTGAAAGTGTTCCATTCATAAAAAAGATACCAGAAGACTTAAAAGAAGAAATAATGGTTTTGGATGACAATGGAAATCCGGTTTCTTTGGATAAAAACAAACATTTTAATTCAACACATCCAATCATAAATGATTTTATTTTGAGCTTTTTCCCTCAATTTAATGATTATGATTTTTTAGAACAGGAATCATATTTCACCGCAATTGATCCTATTTCACAGAATGGTTATTTGCTTTTCAAATTTTTCAGAGACAGTGAAGTCGTAATCGGACTTTTTGCTTTTATTTCAGGTCAGTTTAAATTCATTACAGATTCAAAAAAACATTCTATTATTGATGATTTATATATAATAGTAGACAATCAAGATAATGACTTGAATAAATTCATAGAAGAATACCTTAATAAATCTTAACTTTAAAACAGCCTACGGGCTGTTTTATTTTCATTTATAAATGTGATATAATTATGAAAAACAGTCAATAATATGCTTATTTTAGGAGTATTGGTATGGATAAATTTAATGACGATATGGGAAGATTATGTGTATGGCTTTCTATATTTGCAATCGGAATGGGTCGTGAAGGTTCAATAATACTTAAACTTCAATGCGGAATTATTACTTTAATTGCTTTTACTTTATATTTGCTAATTATAAAATTAATTGAAAATGTATTTGTTGCTCTCGGACTAATTATCGCGACAATATATTTTATACCATACATAACTGGTATTTATTCTTATAATGCCTATCTAGGATTCATTTTGCCATTTTTTTGGTTTTTATTTATGTTGGTTTTCCACAATAAACGACTACATGGCTATAATATTTCTAATTGGGAAATAAGAAAAATATATGAACAATGTCATTCCCATAAATTTTTCTTCTAATGTCAAATAAATTGTAATGATAAATAAAAAACTGGCAACTTTTTCAACATTGGGATTTCGTCCCTTGAGAAATCGTTGCCAGTTTTTTTATTCTTACCGTTCTTTTTTTGGTCTGCGTCTGTAGATATCGCCCCACTGAGGCTCCATATCATTTACAACAATATCATAAGCGTTAAAAAACAATTTATTGAACTGCGCCGGCACACCAGCGATAAGACCACCGAGATTAGCTAAAGGCTCAATCAGTTCTTCTGGTTCAGCATTGCCTTTTTGTACACTGCTTATTTTCTTTACTGTACGCTCCGCTTGTTCGATAGAACCTTGTACTGCAGTCATCCTATAGCCATAGGTTCGCATTCCGACCATATTGCTAACAAGAGTATTGGCAACCTGCCCAACAGGTCCTAGCAAACTCATAGGATACTGCAAAAGCTCTTTACCATATTTTGTCCATTCATCATCGTCTTCTTCAAAAGGCGGTTCTAATGCAAAAGCCAAATTCAGCAGGCAAAACATAAAATACTTAGCCGCTGCAAAAGCAACTATTCGCTTAGATGCTTCAACTTTCCTTCCGGCACTCCACTCACGGCCAAAAATTCCAGCTTCTCTTTGCCATTGATTGAACTGCGTATTGAAAAAGCCCTGGAATGTTGTAAATAATTTCATGAGTGCGCTGCCACGCTGAATAGGTGCAACATCTGTAATACGGCTGCTGCCAAGTGTACGCCTAATAACAGTATCCGCAAATAGCACGGCTTCCTGTTCGCTGACTCCGACATTGATTTTCTTTTGATACGCCTGTATCCAAACAGGAATAGCTGATAAATTATCGGTAAACACCAATGCTTTTGTACCAAATTCAACTGTAACCTGCTCAACTGGATTCAGTTTTCTACTCTCGTCTTTCATATCCCGCAATGAAATATCCGGCAATACAGAACGCTCTTTCATATAAGATGATTTAGAATAAACAAGTTCTTTGGAAGCTTTCCATCCTTGCCCTTTTTGCATATTCAAAAACAAATTTCCATAAGCGGCCATTACGTCCTTATAACCAAAGCCTTCAACAACATTACCATATAACAACGGATTTCCCAAGTTTTGGACAGCAGTTTTGAAGTTAAGCATTATTGCTACATTGACTGCCTTTTGGCGTATCCAGCTCAAACAAGTCCCTGCATCTCTTTCACTGATTGAAGCGTAACCACCGTCATAAGGCTGTGCCGTTTTCTTTAAGTATTCTGTAAACGCTTCAAAATTCGCAATACCTAATTTTTCTTTCAGCAAAGAATACATTTCAGGATCATTCAACATTTTACGATAGCTTGTAGCTAGTTCTCTATAGCATAGATCATGTATATTATCCATAACTGCAGAGTACTCAGCGCCTTTTCTTAAATCCAACGGATATACACTTCTATCACGTGCTTTGGTTCCACCGGTATTTGTATGCAGTGTTCTAATACTGTTTACAGCACGCTTATCGCTTGTTGCCGGAACGGCATCCGACGTAGCAGGATGACTGCCACCGTCAGTATATCTTACTAACGGAATGTACCCACCACGGAAAACAACTTTAGCTCCATTACGCAAAGTAAGTTCTGCTGGCATAGCATCAACTCGCTCAGGCGAGAAACCAGTCGTTCTTTTTACCATATCCGAAAGTTCATTCCAGTGAGCGCTACAAGCAGCGGAAATTTCCTCCGCGTAACGAATATCAGCTTCTGTTAAAACGTTGCCTAAAGCCTCAAGCAAATTGCTTCTCGTCTGTTCAAGATCACCTTCAACCCACAACTCAGAGCCTCGGAAAAATGTTGCATAAGTACTGTTAGGCCCAACTGAACACAATTTATACGAACTGCTTTCCGAGCCTAAATACAATAGCATCTTTATAATATTATGTTTTGTTAATGAGGCCTTAAATGGTTCGTAATAAATTTCTTTATCTGCTGCTTCCGCAGCCTTTTTATCCGGCAGCCATTTTTTAGTAGCGTCAGCAATACGTTCTTCAAACTCCATTGTATATGCAGCTTTTTTATTAGCTGCAATTTGTCCGCTTTCGCCAAAATGTTTACTGAAAAATCCATATTTCCAGCCATCCATCCGCTCAAAGAAATTATCAGTATTTGTAAGGTTTCTAAAAAATCTCTGACTTGGCTTAGCCTTTTCTTTGGAATTGATACCAGATTGCCATTTTGTTTTTAGTTTCAAAAGATTCCTAATAGCCTCGTCCTTGAATTCCTTATAATTCAATTCCTTACCGTACCAGGTTACATATTTTTCCTGTTTAACGATTGCTTTAATATTTTTCAAAGCATTGATAACATCCTGATGTTGTTCAAAAGTCATTGCGGCAGGATTGTCTAAAGACGTCCCTTCATCCATAAGCCAGTCGGCAATAGCAACATTATCATATTGTTCCTGCATTTCTTCTGCATACTCTATTAAAGATTGTTTTCTGAGTGCAGGATCATAATCCTTGCGTTTTAATCCCATCCTTTCCATAATGGCAGCTGCTTGTGTAAAGTGCTTTTCATCTTCCCACGTTTCTTTTTTTGCCTTAAACTGGCGTTTTAAAAATTTTTCAGCTCTGCTTTTTTCCTGCTTCATTTTTAAACTTTCCAATACCAAAGCATGGTTAAAAGCCTGCTGTCTTTTATAATCTGCCGCTTCTTCAAAACTCTTAGCTTTTATAGCTTTCGCCGCCTGTGCTGCAGCACGACGTTCTGCCATAACAAACCTGCCCGTTTTCAAAGCATTACTCATACTCATTTTACTGATTTCTGCTTTAGCTGCTAATTTAGCCTGTTGCTTACGTGCTCGGGCAAGCGCAAGAGCCTGTTCTGTACTACGCTGTTTATTATTGATATTCGCTGCCATATCTTCAATTAGCTGTTGTTCTACACCAATCAACAGACCGCTATCATCATTATAAATGGCTTCTCGTGCCGCATCTTCCGCTAATTGGCGTTCTTTATAAATATCAGGAAATTTTACTTGTACCGCATTATCAAGGGCTCTCTCTATCGCCTGTTCAAGCGTAGGCTCGGCAATAAGCCTTTTTGCCAGCTCATCACCGCTAAAGCCCTGAGCTTCAGCAATCATATCAAACTTCATAACATCAAGCTCTTCTACTTCGCTCAAAGGTTTACTTTCAATATCCAAAGTTCTGGCAATTAAGCCAAGATAATAATCTGCAACGCCTTTCGCTGTTTGTTTTTTCTGCAAATCATCAACAAGCATTCGTCCAGCAGCATACAAAGGCTGTTTCTCTACTTCTGTTCTGATTTCAGGACGAAGTTTATCTTTGAAGTCCTCAATCGCTACACGACGTTCTTTTGTAAAATTCCTTAAACTTTCCCTGGTCAAAATATCTACAGCTTCGTCCCTTGCTTTAGCAATATAATTTTCAAGCCTGATTTTAGAGCTCTCAGAAAGATTATCTGTTATAACAGAAGGAAGCTTATTAAAATAACCATCTACTCTGGACATTGTATTTATTTCCTCTTCACTGGCAAGCATACGATCAAAGACCTGCCGAACTTCATCAGTCAGCGGAGCAGCATTTTCATTACGCCTAATACTTTCATAAACACGCTTCATCCATTTCGCCATTTTTGCAAAAACATGGCGCAGAGCAAGAGACGGAGCCTTACCTTCCATTACATATGTTTCAAACCCCTCTGCCCATTTTTCATGAGCAGGCCGGCGTTCATCTATACTCATATTAAGCCATTGTTCATTAGTTATTCCGGCATAGTCCAGCAATGTTTCCCAGTCTTTTTGTCGCTGTTCGGTTGCTTTCCCGCTATTTACATCGTTCGCAAGATTCTCTACAAAATAATGTCCTGTTTCATGGAAGACTGTTGTCACATCCGAACCTTCAAACAGGCTGATAATTGCTTTGCCTTCTTCGTCCCAGGTGATAGCACCTTTAGTTTTCCCTTCGGCCTGGTAGTATCCCTGCATTTCTTCTCGTCTCTTGCGAAGTGCATTTTCATCTGGTATACTATTATTAAGAAGACTGTCAAGGTCGTTACCTCTGCTGGCGGAATCGCTGCCTGGAGACTGTAACCACTTGGCAGTCTTTTCTTTATTTATATATGACACTCTACCTTTTTTTAGATTGTGCTCTATAAACCAATCATAATCTGTGCCATTTTCTCCACCTTTCCCATAAGCACTGCTGACAGCATTCACCTGATAACGATTGCGTTCAACATCAAGTTCTAAAGGAACAATAATAGTAGACCCTTGTGCATCCTTTAAGTCTAATACAACAACCTTACGCCCAGCATACGAATCTAAAACCATCATCGGGTCAGCCATAGCACGTGGAACTTGTTTTAGCAGCTCCGGCGTCATGCCATCGGAATGGCCGTCAAAAATATGTTTGATCTTGCTTCCGTCGATAGTTACAGGCAAAATTTTACCGCCTGCAAGACCCAATGCAAGCGGTGTCGTCATAACATTATAAGTTTTAGTATCGTTTATTTTCCCTGCAGTATATTCATCTACGATGCCAGCAAAGTTTCTTTCATCCTCAATCAATTTTTCGTTAGCGCTTTTAGTTTGCATATATCGGCCCTTAGGAGTACTGACAACACGCTTTATTTCTACTGGATGATCTCTGAAATACTGCGCTGGATTTTCAGGATTAACAATCATAGCCTGACTGACCAAAAATTCGCGCAACGCTCCTCGTTCTTCCTGGTTCATTTTTGCATTTGTAGAGTTTTCCACAATTTTATCAACTTCTATATCCAGCTCTTCTCTGGCATTTTCTGAAATTTGATATGCTTTACGTAGATCCTTTTTTAATTTTCTATCGTTAACACTATAGTCACCATCTCCAAAAGAAATATGATCCTGCATAGTTTTATAAAAATCGCCATACTTACAAGCGGCAGCCGTAAAATCTCCTATAGGCACTTCTACGTCCAACCCATCAGTGGCGGCAGCATTTACTTCATCTTCTGTAATATTCAAAGCTTGAGTGATCTTTTCCGCTCCCTGCTCCTGCATATATTGCTGAAGCTTTTGCCCATCTATTGATATAAAATCAGAAGGTCGATTCGTATTAATAACACCCGCTGCATATTCCGGATTAACTCCACTTTTTTTAACATTTTCGATATTATTTTCTAATTGAGTTAGTTTTTCTTTGTGTATTTCAGCATCAACATTTTCACCAATACTGTCAATCGCTATTTTAGCACCACTAGCTCCAACGCCTAATAAGGCACCGATCAACCCACTATAACCTGCGTTTTTAATATTTTCTTGCCAGTTTTTGTCCCATTCTGTAGCAATTTGCTTAGCATCAGCATTTGGATTTTGGGCATAGATATTCGTCAGCTGCTCAGGGAATTCTTGAATGAATTCTGTCCCACCTTCTGTTATTGCACTTTCTAATAACCGAACAAGTCTCTTCTTTAACGGACTTCCTGCTGGCAGACTCGCCAAAACCTTACCAAGCGCCAGCTGCTCCAGCGGTGCCTGTATAATAGCGTTATAACGACTTGCTTTAGCAGCGGTTTCTACATCAACGCCCTGCGCTCTCAAGTCCGAATATTGGTTGCCGGCAATAGACATACCCATAAAAATGCCGCCACCTATACCGCCAGTTAATCCTGTTACTGCAATTTGCGGAACAAATTGACCTGCACCCTCTAAAAAATCAAGCCCAAACTGCCCCAGCTTGCTACTGCTACGCACATCAGTCCTTTGTAAAATCTCACTGTTTGCCAAACTGTTGAATTGTTCTGCAATTTTCGGAGCATAGCCGCCATACGGTATATAATTGGGATCTTGCCTTTTATGTATTGCAATATTTTCTTCTACCATTGCGCCTGCATTTGCCAATAACCCTTTTATCCCGGATTTTGCACCATTAAGAAGTGCTGTAGTAATTTTAGATTCCACATCATAACCGGTTTGCTTATCAATAAAACCAAGTGTAGACAAAGGGTCCACTCCGCTGTCAGTGCCATAATAGGCATTTTGAATAGAATAATTAGTGCTGGCTTTTAATGCGTTATTAAAGATGTTATCTAATTCCTGTTTTCTTGCTGCGTCCATAATACCACTCCTAATTTATTTATTGGTTCATCCAGCTATAATATATAATTTCGCGGCATTCATTTGCTCTACGCGTCCATCTGTATATCTTACAATAAACAAATCTTCTGTCAGACTGCCATCAGTATTTCTAGCCCTTTCTACATTACGTATCCCAACCAGCGCTAAACGCGCATCACTAATATTTACTTCTTCTTCGCTATTCAGATATGAGCCCCTTACTGTCATTGTTCCAAAATGATTTTTTTTAAGAGAATTTCTACACGCTTCAACAACTTCATGATACATAGGTTCGCGCTTGTTTTCTAAAATAAATTTGCTGATAAATACTTTTCCGTAGGCTTGTGCTTCTCGCCATGCCTGAGCTTTCGCACCGTTTTTATCTTTAATATCGCCAACAACATCTTGCTGCAGATCGCTCCAGTTATAACTAAACCGTCCTTCGGAGTTTTCAAATTGATCCCATGTCTCTTTAGCTTTATACAACTGCTCAGGTTTGGCGCCATGATTTGCTAAAAATCCTGTATACTCTTCAAGAGAAGTGAACATTCCACCGCCAAGCATATCTTGTGCAACATCTAACTGTGTAGAACTTAGACCTTTTATTTTACCATCAGAATCATAAAAATAATCAGCAGCTGATAACATTTTCTTGCCAGCTTCAACATTTGCACCGGCAACTGCTTTGATTTGGTCTACTACTGATTGATATGGAACACCCTGCTTATAAAGGTTATAAATATTTTCAATTGTTTGAGCATAAAAAGCATTTTGCTGTTCTTTCTGACGGTTCTCTTGATCCTTTACCATGTTTTTATACATTTTAAAAACAGTTTCTTTATCGCCATAATCTATCAACCTTCTACCGCCACCACTGCCTTTGTAGTCAGTAAAATCTAAATCTAAATGTCCTGCCGTAGAATTTGTAGACGGCTCACTATATTCATCAAGTACGAGAATCCCTTTACTTTCAGCATACTGTATAAATTTAGCTCGATTTTCGGGATTCTCCAACCAATCACTTGCAACATCTACTTTCCAGCCGCCACCATGGCTACGCTCACCTTCAGCGTGCAAATTTCCGCTGTCAGTACCACTGGTAACCAATAAAGGTTCACCAGTCATCTTTTGGTAATATTGCCCCAAATCAGCAAGGCCACTACGAGTTACATACTGTGTTCCCTCTAACGAAGCGCCCTCTTTCTTGACCCACGTAATACCATTCCCTGGTTGCTGTTCGTCAATAGAGGTATTACCCATATTATCAATAAAAGCCCTGGCACCTTCTTCATCATTACCAAACTGCTGGAAAATCTGCCGCGCAAAACTATCTATGGTTTCAACCTTTTCTTTTTGAAATATTGTATTGTTAAAGCCATTACGCTGCTCAGGAGTTAAATCATCGTAAAAATATCCTAACAGTTCGTCCGCTTTGGCGTAATTCTGATTAACTATCGCCGCAGTGATCAAGGTGCTTCCATATTTGCCCAGCGCCTGACTTGTTTTATTTTTTATAAATGCTTCTCCATATCCTTGATATCTGGCAGAAGTTAAAAGTCTGATTGATGCCTCATTGCCCACAACAATATCATTATTATCATAATTTTTCTGCCCGAATTCGATCTGATCATTTATGTTGTTTTCATAACTGACATCTTTAACTTTTTCTCCTTGTTGATGTTGATGCTGCCCAACAAGTGCCCAGCCTTGATTTGCTGACCTATTAGCCATCTCTTCAAATGCAGATCTATACTGGCTTGTAACAAACTTAGTCTGTCCTAAAATTTCACTTCTGATTTTTCGTTCTTCTTCCAAATACCTATCCTGCGCACCGACAGCACCTTCAAGGCGTGTATTCATAAGGCCTGTTTCATTGTTATAAAGGATGTTATATCTTGCTTTATTATATTTATCAACAGCTTCCAATAAACTACGCTTATCATCATCTTCTATCATTTTCATTGTTACTTCATTCACCGCACCCAATCCTCTACCAATAGCCTCGTATCCAGCGCCATTGCCACCGTAACTGTTTAAATCGCCTGGGCGCTGTACTTGTCCCTGTATTGTATTAGGATTGACCTGTGAAGGATATTGACTGAATTTCATAGGTTTAGACCTCCTTTTTAGGTATAGAAAAAGCGCTTTAACAAATTGTTAAGCGCTTAAAGGTATGTTATAATGTTGTCCGAGATAGTCAGTGTGTTGGCTTCCCTTACGGGGGGTGATAGCTATTGTCAACTTATGAAGCGTTGTCTTTGATGATTGCTTTTAGTACATTAATAGCTATTGTCATTTTAGGCTGTAAATAGCCATGAAATAAGCCGCTAACACCAGTGGCGCGCGGCTTCCTTTCACGTTTTACGATTATGAGGGAGAGCCAGCGTGCGACCACTGACTATCTCTTTTCGTTTATTATATAATACATTTCGTACCAATGCAAGTTTAGAAGTAAGGATATTTTGATTTACCAAGTGGCGCGATGCCCGAATATGGACTTGTGTAATTATTTTGATAAGGCGACTGATAAACAAAGCCTCCGTTGGATGAACCGCCTGTTTTCCCGCTGCCGCCGTAATTTTTATATGCGCCAAAAATACCAGCAGCAGTACCCAAGATAGTGCCTATATTCTGCTGCTTGGCCTGTTGTTTCACGTTATAAGCAGAAGCTCTTGCAGCGTTAGCCTGGTTCTTGTAATTCACTACGCCAAGATAGTTACTCCATTGGTCGTTGCGCTGATTACTCAAAAGCTGGTTACTGTCTTTTCTATAAGCCCTAAAGCTGGAATCACTAAGGTCAAGAGCTGTCCCCATATCGCCACTGATGCCTGCTGCGCCAAATGCGGCGGCCTGCTGACCTGCTACAAGGCGACGACGATCATTGAGTTTTTGCTGCTCATAAGCGTACTGCTCCGCTATCTGCTCCCCCTTCTTTGCCTGTATATCAGCGTTTTGTTCTGCAGCCTGTGCCTGCGCATCGTAATAAGCCTGCTGCGCTTTAGCCTGTTGGTTCGTCGCAGCTATTTGCGATACTCCCTGCAAAGCAGTCAATCCCATCATCATACCTACAGATAAACACATTTATATACTCCCCTCCTCAATCACGAACGGAAGAAACTCTTTTCCGTTCTTTTTTATTTTTATAGGAGCTAAAAACATTGCTCCCAACCTATCAAGCCACCGTATAGAAGCAGAATTGCCGCTGTAAACGTAATTATAAAGCCGCCCATATTCTTTTACCCATTTTGAAATTAAAAGCCTGGCAACGCAAATAAGCAGCTCTTTTTTGAAACCGCTTATCCTTTTTGTCGCCAACATCCAAATCTCTTTACCCTGAACGCCTGGAATTTCAGTTAATCCTACAATACAGAGAATGTTATCTTCCATATCTTTATAAATGTAACAATGATCTGCATTTTCAATACTACCGGCAACAAGCATTATTTCGTCTTCCTCATATGCTTCCAGCTCCTGCCTATCACTATCTCTCAAATCTTTCAGCAGCGCTACAGCAATTCCAATAGCGTTATCAACGTCAGCCAATTCGACCTTATACTTTTTAGCCACCAAAAGTCACCTTCCTCGTTACGCTGAGCAAATTAAACGGATAAGGTTCAGTACTTGTAATACAAAGTCTTCCATCACGATCAAACCCACCTGCCGGTGGAGTTGCCGTTTTATCTCCACTATACAATTTCATATTCTCAGTAACGCTAAATTCATCATAAGCAATAGCATCCTGATTTCCAAATTCAGTACCAACTTCACCGCCGAGAGTATTTTCAATGCGTAAAATCGCCTCTGACACCTGCTTAAACCTGCCCTGCATAGTTCCGTCCTGTAATTGAATTTCAACATTAGGAAGCTCAATATTCATAGTATACGGTAGACCTGCAACCGCACGTTTAATTTGTATAGGTAATTCAACAGTACCGTCATCAAGCACTTTATAATTTCTCAATACACGCCCATCACCTAAAACAGTAATATTATTGCCAGCAAGGTGACCAAGCCCTGTTACAATATTAGTCGCCTCATCCATATCATACTTTTTAGCACAATCTAACATTACATAATCATTCGGAGCATCACCGTCATAGTTATTGTCAAACCGCTCAATATAACGGACAGTTTCTCCATTTACCACACGTTTAACAACAACATATACACTATCCTCATCACCTTCAGGAATATTCACTACAGCTTCAAATTCACCGTCAGTAATAATTCTTGACCATGCATATACTTCCTGTTCTCTTATGTAAGACAGGCACGCTATCGTACCATCACTGCGCACAAAGTAAATTATGCTGTCCGGCTCCTGCTTATAAGCAGAATCAGTAATCGAAAGTCCCTTTATAATTTGTCCCGCCAGTATCGTCAATTCCATACCGCCATAGCTGTCGGTTTCAAAACTGTAGCCCATATCCCGCACTGTCGAACCACGTCCCTGTACGAATACAATTCTATTGCCAATTGTAAGCGGCTCACAATTGCTGCAGCCCCTGGTAGTTTGCATCTTCGGTGTGATATTCGTCGGTGTCACGACCTCGCTCCCTGAAACGATCCATTCATTGCCCTGCGTTAAAACAAGCAAATCCACAGACGGAATTAAATGTAAAATATCAAATTGTTTCCTGCTGATAAACGAAGCGGCAATAGCACTATCATCTGTTACTGTACCACTGACCTTTTCTACGCCAAAATTAGGATAATCACCGCTTCTAGACATCCAAACCATATACGGTCTTTTATTATTTCCACCAAAGCAAAGTCTGTCTTGAAAAAAACATACCGTTTTTGGATAACCGAAATTGCTATTCCAAGCCCCAAAAGCATAAGTAGTAGTACTTTCTGTAGAACCAAACGGTTCGTTTACCATAGCTTTAATATTATATTCGTCGATATAACTAACTATTTTAGCTGTGCCGTCTTTAGTATACGGCAGTGCAGTAAGCGTAACAGTCAGATCACCGCTTGTTATAGAAGCTTCTATTCTCAAATAAGTTGTATCTGTTACTGTACCGCTTTCAGTAGCATTAAAATTATTTGTAGCAGAATATTTACGATATTCTTTCCACGTTGTACCATCCTCACTTTTTTGCACTTGAAAACTTCCAGTCCACGTTCCACCGGAAATAACCTTCCAGCTTTCTCCAACGACAACCGCTCCAGTCGTTCCTTTAGCATTGTCTTTCAAATTTAATTCTACCGAGGACGATTCTACCTCATGTGTCAGCCTAATATTACCATCAATCAATCCCTCGTTAAAGATAGGCCTATTGCTTGTAATGGTCACAGTGCCTGTTGTACTGGACGATGTAACCTTCGGATTATCCTGAAACGCTATAGTAACCCAGCCATTTGCCCCATCTGTCCCTGAAAGATTGTTATCATCATAAGCAACGCCTTTCTTACCGCCAATGCCACCATTGCCATAATTGATTCCATCACTTCCGTTTTTTGCTCCATGCTCTTCTGAATAAGCCGCAGTAGCTCCTCCACCGCCTTGCGCTACCCAGCCAAAAGCACTACTGCTTCCACCGTTGCCGCCAGCATTACCATAACCGGCTCCATAATGTACGGCTCCGCCTTTTCCTCCGGCTCCTACGGTTACAGGAAAACTATCACCTTCGGTCAAATCCATATCAAAACTGTAAAATCCACCACGGCCGCCAGTCCCGCCAGAGCTTTGTTTATCACTTGCTTTCCTTGCCACACCGCTGCCACCGCCACCAGCACCTGCAACTTCTATTGTGTAGCGGCCATCTTTTGGCACTGTATACGTATAATCACCAGGAGACGTATAAACAGCGCTCTCAACTAAATCCATCATAACCTCATCTTCAAAATAAGCATGAGTAATTTCAAAATCGCCAAACTTCCAGTCCGTTTCGCTGTATCTTGCTAATTGTTTCACCGGATAACTACCGCTCGTAATGTATATAACATCCGCAGACTGAGCAAATCTTAATTTTTCCAAATCAGATTCTGTAAAAGGAGTTACTATCTCTATACCAAGATATTCCCCGTTTCTATGTATTCTGATGTACTGATCCCCTATTTCAAGCAAATAATTAATATCGTCAGTAAAATTAAACCCCGCCAGAATACATCTCTTATCAGCATATTTTGTAGCAATACAGTAAACAGTTCCGCTGCGACGATACACGGGCCCATAAGGGCGAATATAACAATTCTCAGCAGTCAAAAGCGCATACTGATATTTATCCAGATCAACGCGGTTAGCTACCGCATTAGATATCTCTCCTGCAGTAAATGCCGGCTGCAGTACATAAAAAGGATTTGGTCCACTTCCTCTAGCCATAAGTTCACATCCTCGCAGTAAAGTATTTATCAGGGTAGTCCAACTTATCCTGACGTTCAGCGGCCGTAGTATATTTTGCCCTGCTAAGAGCTGCCTGTGCCAGTTGATATTGTGTCTGCTGGATAGTCCCATTGCCATTTAACTGTAAGCAAATATTAAAAGCTAACATCCTCGCCAACGCCTCAACAAAATCAGAACTGAAAAGCTCTGCATCCTCTGCGTCATATGTGTACTCCAAATATGCTTGGTACACATCACATCCTATAGCCTGCGTATTATCACTAATCAAAAACAAATCATACTTATCTTTATCCAAGCTGTTTACAGTCTCTTTCTCATTAAAAATACGTCTTGCACACACACATTTTTCTGGATATGCATATACATACTTCCAATCAGGATTTGAAGCATCCAGTTCTGCAAGCCTAATAATCCTCTTGGCAAAGCCCCAGCTATATTCACGCAATAGACCTTTTCGGCTATGGTCATAAAACAGCTTGCACTGCCTTGCAAGTTCGTTATTCTCGTCAATAGAAGAAATGCGGCCTTTAGCTAAATAAGCCAAGGCCATATTGCAAATATCTGTATTATTCATCACGGAAACACCTCCATGTTATTTTCCTCTTTATTAAAATAGGGACGCCTTAAAGACGTCCCTAAGTGCTTGTACATAGTCGTCACATGACTACATAGGTGTTATTTAATATTTTCTCTAATAAGCCTAATCAAATCTTGTCTACTGGCATTTGCCGGATATTTAACATCGGCATTATAGAGCTTAGCTCTTAATTCATTGGCCGACATATCTTCAAGCTTTCTACCCGGCATTACAGTATTACCATTACTATCTAAAATCATTTAAAATCCACATCTACAGCGAGCGCCGCAACAATTTTATCGGCAGTTGCATTAGTTGGAGTGCTGGAATCACTAGCTTTGATGCGCAGGTATTCTTTTACTCCCAAAGGCACCTTAGCTCGTACAGGAGCATTGTCGTCCAGAGTAAAGCTTCCCAGCGCTACAGCCTCGCTGAACGCTTCATCATCAGCAGTTTCCAAGGTTAAAACAACACTGCCGCTTTCAAGCTTCGGTCCTACATAAAGCCACATTGGATTTATGCTGCCTCCGCCGCCCATAGCGATAATATCGCCAAGAACACCGTCAACTAATTCTGCAGCAGGTTTCTCAAAGAAAATATTTTCCTTATCTAATCTCATTATTTTTCACTCCTCACGCTTCAATTTTAGCTTCGTCTTCACGAATGCAGTCAAGTTTACGTACACGCATACCATCTACATTTAATACTTTAATGCCATTGGCCAGCGTTTCCATTTCAACATGAACGTTATTTTTATCGATCAAGCACAGTTTGAACAGAGTATACATGCTGCGAGAACAGTACATCATAACACTGTCAGGATTTCTCAACCGGTCATGAACGCGAATAACATTCTCAATAATCTTCTGCTTTTGAGCAGAAGTTGCAGATGCAAACTGTGCTGCATCAATATTGCGAATAGCTCCTACAGCTCTATAATCACGAATAGTCAGGCCTACATTCCAAGTCCATTTCGTAATCATAGCTTCAAATTCAGTTCTGTCATCCGCTATTGTAGTTTGTTGTCCAAGATCTTCTTTCTTCAAACCAGCACTACCATTTTTAGGGAACACGCCTGAGCATGTACGTTCTCCCCAATTTACAAAATAAATAGATGTATTTTTGGTACCGCCGCCAGCATTAAGAGTAGTATAGCCTTCAGCCGTCGGATCATCACCATTGCCAAAATAACGATGTCTGATATCGAACCCGTTAAATTCATCCGGAACCTCGCTAAGTCCGCCATAAATAACATCTTTAGCAATACGATCACCAAAGCCGGCTACAAATGCTAGATCCTCGCTATAACGGAAAGCTGCAGGATCATTCTGCAAACGCAAAAGCTCTACATCCATCTTATTACGATTTTCGTATAAAGTAGTCGTATCATTAATCTGTTTTACTCCGCTCTTTTTATAAGGAACACCAGTATTGATACGACGGATAGAAGGTTCAGGAACTTTTGTACGTTGAGTAGTCACGATCCCAGTAGGAAGATTGCCCTCCATAAAAGTCATTTCTTCTAAAATTGGATTAGATTGAGACAATACCTCAATAATATCATCTACATTTCCGGAAGGGTCAAGTCTTCCCCTCCAATCAGCTAAGGTATATGCCAATTGATTTAAAACTGCCATTATTCATTCATCCTCTCTTATTTTAATTTACTAAAATCTGTTTTGTCATAGAATTTTTCAAGGCTGCTTCCCTGTGCGGCAGGAGCGTCAGCGCCTTTACCCGGGTCACTCTCCAAAAACTTTCCGAGCATAGAAAAAGCGCGGATAACTTCAATTCTGTTACCTGCGCCTGTTTCGTTTAACGCCTGCCTGATACCAGGAACCGCTTTCTCTACATGTTCCACCGCAAGACCGCAAAGACTAATGATACTGTCAAACTCTGTCCCAAGTTCTTTCTTTGCAGTCTCACCCCAATTTTGAACTTCTGTATTTCGCTGCTCTATAACAGCATTCATAGCAGCTTCTGCGATGCCTTTACCCCATTCGCCGCCATACTTAACAATAGCGTTAGCCTGCTCATTGTTAAGCCCCATATCCTTAATGACCTCTACGAACTTATCGCTCTCTTCCTGGCTGAACTCAAAGTCATTCATAGCGGAAATAGTTTCTTTAAAGTCATAAGCAATTGGTTCAGCTTCTTCCTGTGGTTGAGTTTCTGCTTTACCACCAAGAAGGGTATCAGCAGACTGTGTCTCCTGTTGAACCTCTTTCTGCTGTTCAACTACTTCAGTGCCCTGCGTGTTATCGTTGGCACTCGTGTTAGTTACATCTTCCATTAGTCATCGTCTCCTTCCAATTGTTCGGCAGCAATTTCCTGCGCTTTGATTTGAGTTTTTATATATTCAAGCTCAGCCTTTTGTTTGAGCTCTACTCCAGAAATACCAAGACTCTTAATATCATCGAGAATTAATAAACCGACTTTTCTCATACCCTCGTTATAAAAGGTCTGTGAATTGCCGGTAAAACTATCTATATTGATTTTTGTTTTATCAAGCAATCGCATTAAAAACCAGCGTCCGCTTTCGCTATTTAAGATAGTTGATAGTGCATCCTGATCGCGTTTGCGAAGCTCTCTTTGAAAGAACGCCTGCAATTTAGCTTGCCGGCTATCCGCATCTGTAATACTCTTATACCTCACCTGCGCCGCCTCCCATGCCTAACCAAGCTGCCATAGCTGGGTTACCATCATTTGCAGCCTCAGTCATGTTCTTTGCCGCCTGTGCTGCCGGTGCTGCTGCCTGCATAAGAGCCATTGCTTCCTGCGTCTGTTGCTGCTCTTGTAATGCCTGCTGTTCTTGCTCAATAAGCTTCTTAACATCATCGTCGCTACGTTGCATAGCAGCGGGAGCACCAAGCATTTCAAAGTATTTGGACAGTGTTCCTATAGGATCAACCTTCTTGAGCACTTCCGGCCAAGCCTGCGCCATCTGCAGCGTAGTAGCAAGAGCCTGTTCGATATTAACAAGTCCACTCATTTTCTGCGCTTGCGCCAACGGGGAAATATACTCAATTTTAATATCCTCATCGCTTATACGTTCCTGGATCTCAGGTGGTATCGGCGGGAATGCTCCAGACCTTTCGAGGATGTTGTATATCCTAACAATAATCGGCGTTAGGAACTCATCCTGTAACCGTTCGACTACAGGCCCTAGCTGCTGCAACTTTTCCTGTGTGCGTTCCATGACCTCGCGTGCCGTCATTTGCCCGTTATCAACACTATCAAGCATCAAAAATAAATCTGCACTATAGTGCCTTTTGATTGCGTCCTCCGTGCGAATGATCTCCTGAGAAGCATGGTCAATATCTAAATTGACCTGGAACAGCGGTTGAACGAACTGCTGCGACTGGTCATCCACAGCTGTCATCCCGCCAGGAATAAGATTAATACCACCGTTGTTCAGCAGCGAAGCCGGTCCTTTCATTGGAGGTTTAACCCCAATCTCAATAGCTGTAAGCAAATCTTTTTTCATAGTCTGAAGTGCTTTACTATCGCCTTCAGCGAACCAACCTGGCCCTTTAGCGTACGGTTCAAGCCCGTTTACAAGATACCTTGCAACTGGTATGGCCCATTCTTCAAACCCCCCAACGTATAAGAATTCATTATCCTGCGATTTATCAAGCCAATACACAGACCTATAAGGCATATTCAACCTATCCATATATCCTGGCAGGCGTTTGTCATTTGGTTCAACAAGCCAATTGACAGTATGCTTTTTATCAAGTCCAGTACCATTAGTCGCTTGCTGCTGCAAATGTTGAGGCAGGCTTTCCTGTCCAAAACAATCAACTATCTGTGCTAATGACATTTCATATTTTCGAGCGAATGTCTGCACCTTGCCAAAGCCGTCTACACCAAGAGCATAAGTCCCAATAGTCATAGGTACACATCTAATACCCGTACTCGGGTCATAAAAAATTGCCATTGGGCATTGTCCAAATGGCAACTCAAGATACACCGAATGTATGCTATTGTAAAAATTACTCTTTGAAAGCACCGCAGATACTATTTCTTGCCTGATATCCAACACTCTCGTGGCTTCAATATCACCACTCATCGCACTATTGCTAAACCCTAATTTGAACCACTGACGACTAGGAGGGGTTAAACCGCTCATTACTCCTGCAGCAAATACTTGTGCGGCCAACCATGCAACGCCCTGAGCAATTTCCAGATCACGTCTGCGGGCAGGATTAGTTTTATCTGCCGTATTATCGAATTCGCCTATAAACGGCAACTGATAATCTCTAATCGCTTTCCAACGAATTTCATAATCAAGTCTTTTTTCATAAAGATCTCTCATCTTTCTAATCAGTTTTCTTTTCTCTGGCCAGTGGCTTTTTAAAGACGGCCCATCTGCTGGGTGTGTTTCTGCCGGCGCTCGTGCTGCTATAGTTTCAATTTCTTTTTGCTTTAATTTAGCTTTAGCCATTTCAATACCCCTAACCTAAAGTCTTTCTGCCAGTAGCGTTGCCTGCAATAGTATTGCGATCAGACGACACTTGCGTAGAAGCAAAACCACGCCTTTTATTTTTCTTTGCCGGATCTGTTTCTGTTCCTGTCTCTGTACTGGTTACCGTAGTAGGCGCCGGAGGCGTTTCAACAACTTCTGGCATTCTAATGCTACCGCCGCCAAATACTTTTTTAAAAATTCCCATACTATCACTCCTTAAAATATCGAATAATCTGTATTGCACATCATCTTACGGCCATACCCAGGATCACCCGGTTTCAACCTCGGATAAACAGGCCTTGCAAAAGTCAAAGCAAGGCCATCTGCAAGATCGGGGCTTTTACCAATCTTTTCCTTAATTTCTTCTTTAGGCTGCAAAATGATTTTGCCATGTTTACTAAACTTATACTCTACAATACTAAGCTCGCTTTTTAATTCCGGCATATCAGGTATAGAACCACCAGACTTGAGCCATTCAAGCATCTTAAAATACATCTCAGCACGGATATTTTCAAAACGCTGTTCATGCAGTGCATTGCCCTGAAAGTAAACTTCACTGATATTGTTGTACCCCAACTGCTTAATTCGATCTATAACTCCAGCCCCCATGACTCCGGCGTCAATAAAAGTCATATCGGCCTTATATCTGATCATCGCATCAATAACTCTTGCCGCCATATCCATAGTGTCCAGGCCTTTGTAAACTAAAGGCTCATCTACCCACAGTCCCTGTCGCTTAAAAATAGTAGATCTGTCATCACCATATCTGGCTACATCAACACCAAGAATAACTGGAGCACCCTGCACATCTTTTTCTGTAAGCAGTCTGTGTGCTGCCTCCGTAACCAAATCAATAGGAATAACAACATTACTAGCCGATGCAGTAAAATCACAATAAAGCTCCTGACGTATTTCTATATCCGTCATATCTTCCATCATAGATTTAAGTTCTGCTTCGTCCAGTACACCGCTTTCATCAGCTCTATAAAGACAGGTAAACCATTCCTCGCTGCGTTGAGCTCTTTGGTATATCTCATAAAACTGATTCTGTCCTTTAGGCGTTCCGATGAAATATGCGAACCCCTTACGATCAGCTAATGCCGGCCGTATTACTTCGCCCCATAATTCAGGCTTTATTTGAGCGTATTCATCAAGGACAACGCCGTCCCAGTAAGTACCGCGAAGGGCATCAGGCTTATCTGCGCCTATAATATATATCCTTGCCCCAACAGCATTTTTATGCTTCGACGGCAGTTCTATAAACAGATCGCTTTCATTAACCTTTCTTCCTGGAATTGCGCTTGTGTAATATTTCAAGTAGTTCCAGGCAATCATCTTAGCTTGATTTCTAAACGGTGCCACGTATGCGAACTGAGGACTTATAAGCGTATTCTTAATAGCGCTCTTACTCAATTCGTTTATCATTCCTACGGTCTTGCCATAACGTCTGTGCGCTACTATAACAGCGAAACGGTATTTATCAAGCGCAGGATGGATTATATCTTTCCAAAGAGGTCTTGGCTTGTATGGTATCGTTATTACTTTCAACCGTCATCACCAGCCCAGCGAAATGTAATAGGTTCTCCATCTTTACCGCTGACTTCACGTTTTTCAACAAACGCTGCTATTGATTTTCCGTATAGCTCAGATGCTTTAAGCCTATTATTCATACGCTCTTCTTTATCGTCTATCACTTCTAGCCAGAACTTCCTTAATTTGCTAAGTTCATCTATAATATCCTTCTGTTCATCTGCAATTTTTTCTTCAGTAACAGTTTGAAGTTCTGCTACCCTGTCAACAATGTGCGCCTTTGTTAACAGCCTTGACGCAGCCTGCCTAGCACTTTTCGCTGAATATCCTGCATCTATGGCTGCCTGCTCTTGCGTTTTACCACCTACAGCCATAAGCCGACAAAACTTCTCCTGCCTTGGATCTTTTAATGCAGCCATATCTCCTTCACCACCTTTGCAAATACAAAAGCACCTAACCGAAGTTAAGTGCCTTTATATTAAGTTATATGCTAAATTTTGATGTATATTACCGTGTTTTATCGGTTTTTCAACGCCGAATTATTCATGTAGACTAAGTTATTCTTATTCCAATCTGTAGACAGTTCCACAGCTATAGTTCCTTCAAATGAATACGTTTCCACTTTATCTACAGGAACAAGTTCACAATCATAATCATGCATCACTAGTGCCTCTTGAGGCATTTCCTTGAGCTTTTCTATTAGTTCTTTTACTAACATTTAATCACACTCCAATAAATAAGCCGCTGTATTACCCCAACGGCAGGGCGGCAGCTGGAAGATTACCTGTCCAGCACACGCGCCTTTAAGCGTGGATAGGTGTTCCCCATCTATGCCAAACTACCCGTGGCAGGACTCGAACCTGCGACAAATGATTAAAAGTCAATCGCTCTTGCCATCTGAGCTACACGGGTAATGTCCAAGCGCTAAGCTTGAACGTTTCACCAAGCTTGTTGTAAGCCTACTTACTTATAATACTATTTTAACTCATCAGAACAGGTAATTTGTCGGATACATTTTTAATTCTCAATAAATTTTTTTCGAGTGCTAAAACGACAGCATCGTTTAAAAACTCTTCGCGAAGCTCGTAGTAAGTATCTCTATTCATACCTTTTAGTCCAGCAATTACTCCTGGCGACTTATTATATTCATAACGCTGGAACATAGCATCTCCTGCTGCTTGTTTCTTATGAACCTTATATGTCTCAGCTATTACTTCAAGCCATGCTTCAGGATTTATTACTATAGTTTGATAAGGGTCTTGTCCCCACGAAATCATCTTGATCGGTTCAATATTCTTTAGTGCAGATGTTTCTGTTGGATTACTGATAAAAGAATGACCTCCACCCCCAGTATGCCCTTTCTTTGCAGTACGCTGCTCTCTTTCATCATCAACAGCTTTCTGAATATATTTCCTATTCAAAAAATACCACTCTGTATGCTTTCGTAACAGTTCTATTAGCATATCAGTCTCCTTCTAGCTTTGCTTTCTAAATCGCCTAAATAATGCTCCAAAAGGATTCATACTGTCTTCTACGAGTTGGTTCAAAATAGCCTCCTCAAACTCTCCGTGTTTATGCTCTTGTTCGCCCACAACAACCCAATATTCTTGCACCCATTCTCTCGTACCGTCTGCACTTTCAAGCAAATATAAGATACCTTTAGAATCTAATTTAACACCAAGTACTTTACGTTCTCCCTTAGGCAAATGTACATTATCACCTATATTAAACTTGCTTTCTATTGTTAATAACATTTGTATCGCCCTTCTTATCTGATAGATTTATTGTAAAAATACTGAACCTTCTTAAAGCTAATATAAACAAAAACGTTAATATCCAATGTTCATATACAAATTCAAATATCCATTTTATTAGATCAGGATAATTCATGTCTTCACTCCTTAATCATCACATATAGCTTGACCGTCCATAATAGCCCCACAGTTATAACAATAATGCTGTTCAGTAATATCCAACCCGCCACCAAATACATCTGTTGCGGCATATGCGTTGCAATTAGAACAGTAGTAAGCACCGCCCCCTTCCCAATGCCCATGCTTACGTTCTTCTACAGCAGGGGCTTCGTCTATAAGCCGTCCACATCTATCGCAGTAGTTATTGTCGTGGTATTGTACTAAATGACAGTGTTTACACACTCTAGGCAAACACGCTTCCGTACTCTTAATAACATGTATAGCATGATATACCCCACTCACATATCCCTGCCCAAACTCCCCTTTACTTAAATCTTTATCTTCGGCTTGTGCTATTTTTCTTAGTACGTATGTTGTCCATTCAGCATCTATCAATCTCATAATCTATTTCACCATCCATTATTGCTCCACAGTTATAACAATACTTAAAATCTTTAGCTAATACATAGTCAAGTCCAATATGAGAAGGGAGACGTGCGTTGCATATACTACAGCAACTATGAATCCACCTCCCGTGCTTACGTTCTTCTACTGTAGGGGCTTCGTCTATTAAAAATTGAATAGTAGTGATTGCTGCCATTAAGCCGAAGCGCAACTCTTTCCGCCGACGCAGGGC